CCCCCCCCCCGCCCCCCGCCGCCCCCCGGGGCCGCCCCGCGGCGGACCCCCGCCGCCGTATCCGCCGCCGTGTAGACGCGCTCCGGCTGCGAGAAGTTCACCAGTTCCGGCCCTTCCTCGCCCACCACCGCCCACCCCGGCATGGCAAGCCCGCCCCGGGCGAACGCCTTCACTCCGGCCTTGTCGCCGGCCGCACCCAAAAGCGGCTTCAACTCGGCAATCTGCTTCTCGATTTCCTCAAGCGTCGCGCTCTGGCCCTGAAGCTGCTTGAGCGCCGCGTTCTGGACATCAAGCTGGCCTTGCAGCGCTTCAAGTTGCTTGTCGGCTGCGGACACCTGCGCGCCCGCCGCGTCCTGCGCGGACTTCAACTGTGCGTTCACCGCCCAGAAAGCGTCGAGGTATTCTTCTTCCGTCCCCGCCGTCTGCTTCACGATGTCGAGCAGGGATGTGCCCACGCCCGCAAGCTGGCCCGCCGCGTCGGAGTCGCCGCCAAGCGCAAGCCCGGACAGCCGCCGGAACTCGGCCTGCACCGTTCCGAGGCGGTTCTCCACGTCGAGGTTGGCGCTCCCGGCAAACAGGTTGTACCGGGATTGACCAAGGCTCTTGTCGAGCCCTTCCCATGTGCTCTTGAGCGTCTTCGCGGCGGAAAGCTGCTCATTGATGGCGTTAATCTGTTCCTGTATCGCCTGCTGTTGCAATTGGACCCGCTGCTGTTCCAGCGCGTCCATCTGCGCCCTGAGCGAATCGTATTCGGACTTCGCGGCATCCTGCGCGGCCTTCGCCGTCTCCGCCGCGTGAAGCTTCAACAGTTCCGCGACCTGCGCCGAACCTTCCCCGAACTGTTGGATCGTCTCCCGCAACTCGTTGGCTTGCGATATGGCCCGGCCCACCTCATCACTGTTGCCGTTTACCGCCGCCCACCGTTGCGCGACGGACTGGTCGAACGACCGCAGCATTTCCTCCGTGGCCTGTTTCACCACCTCGGCGCGCATGGCCTCGACCTGCGCAAGCTGCCCTTCCGTGGCCCCGATGATCTCAAGCGCCTTCTTGCGCTGGTCCACGGCCTCGTTCGCCGTCTTCACCGCCTGCGCGTAGGCCGAAAGAGGGTGCAGCGATTCGTCCAGTGACTCGATCACGTTGTCGATGTAGGCGTGCCTGTAGTCCTCCATGAGCTTCCCGGCGTAATCGGCATTCACGCCCGAGTCCGTCATGCTCTGCGTCCATGCGTCGAGCTGCGCCTTGGCGGACTGCGCCTGTTGCTCCATCTCGGACAGTGGGCTTGTGATGGCATCGGTCGCGCTCTTCACCGCGCTGATGGCGGAAAGCGCCGTGGACGCCTTCTGCAACCCATCGTCGGTGGTGACATCAAACGAATCAAAGAACTGCGAGATGCCCGCGTCCGCAAACACCTTTTGCGCCACGGCGGTCATCTGGTTGCGCATGTCCTGCGCCGCTTCCTCAAGCCGTTCCTCGGCCATGCCCTCTTTCCACCACTGGAAGTTCCACGACGCATCGGAGACGCCCCGCCCGGCGGACCATGTTGAAGTCTCAAGACCGGACAGCGCCTGCTGGCGGATCTGCTCAGGCAATGCCCCGGCAATGTCCAAAAGGCTCCCGGCGGTCTGGCTGGCGACTTGGGCGATACCCTGCGCGAACGGCTCGGCTTCTTTCTTCCCGGCCCGGTCATACCAAGCCCCGCCCATAAAGGCGTCAATGTAGGTCTGCTGGTCACGGGAAAACCCCACGTCCTCCATTTTGCCGTACACGCTGGCGTGCGTCCGCCGCCCGCCGAAGAGGGAACCAATCCCCCCACCGAGCAGGCTGCCGATTGTACCGCCAAGGAGCGTACCGATGCCGGGCACCACGGAACCGATGGCCGCGCCGAGCCCGCCACCAATCCCCGCACCTGTACTGATGTTTGGCTGGTTGGGGAAAAGCAGGCTACCCGCAAGGGAACCGAGGCCGAACCCTGCGCCGGCCGCGCCGAGCGTGCCGAGAAGCGTAGTTTGAGGGCCAAGCGAATAGCCTAACGTTTGAGCGGCAAGCGCATTATTTGCAGCGAATTGAGCGGAAGGGGCAAATAAATCAGGAAGCAGGTTTGCCCCAAAGCTGTTGATCCCCCCGGTTATGCCGGAAAAGAGCCCCGCCGCGCCAGACGTCCACGAATCGGGCAAAAGGCTGGAAAACGGTATGTTGCCGAGAAGTCCGCCAGTACCGCCACCCACGCCGGAGCCCCCCGCCGCATATGCCACGCCGCCCGTGCCGAGCATACCTGACACCACGCCCGCAATCTGGACGGTAATGGGCCGGGTGATCGCCATGTGCATAAGGTCGGCAAGGAAGGATGCGAACACGGAACGGAACGACGACAGGGACACTTTGCCCGTCTCAATCATCTGCTCCCATGCCGACTTCCAGCCGGAATCCATGCCGGAATAGAGCGAGGAAAAGGCTTCCTCGGCCCCCTTCGCCGCGTCGGTTGCGTCGGCCCGGTATTTGAGGAACGCCCGCTGCGCGCCGTCAGACCAATCGTGGGACGCCTGAAGCTCTTTCAGTTCGCGCCACTGGTTGATGTAGTCTTCGGGTATGCCGAGGAGCCGAAGCTGCTTGACCTGAGCCGCGATCATCTCGTTCTGATACTTGAGGGAAAGGCCGTACTGACCTGTCAGTTCCTCAAGTTCCTTGTAAAAGTCGTATTTGTCCTTAGCGAGGTCAGCGAGACGTTTTTCCTCCTTTTCCTGCGCCTGACGCAGATCCAGATCGCGCTTGAGCCCGGCTTCGATGAGCCGCTGATTCTTGAGCTGATTGGCCTGCTCGGTGCTGACGCCTTTCTTGCGAGCGTAGTCCGCCGCCTGCTTGTCGATCTGCTTAAGCGTCGTCTCGTATTCTGCGGCGATTTTGGCCTGTTCGCGGGTAAAGACCTCGCCGGGCTTTGTGGCAAGCTGCGCGCGAAGCGACGCGATGGACGCCTCGGTTTTACCGAGTTCGGCGTTGTAGGCATCGAGATTGCGCTGTGCCTGTTCGAGGCCCTTGTCCTTTTCGTCCAGTTTACGCAGATCATCACGGGCCTTTGCAAGGGCCGCCGTCAATTTCGTCTGTGCATTGAGCCGATCTTGCTCACTCAACCCTCGCTGGTTGAGATATTTTTCCTCCTCCTGCAGCTTGACGATGGTTTTCTGTAGTTCTTCGCGCTTACTTGTCTCCGTCTTCTTGTAAAGACCGTCCAGTTCCTCCAAAAACTTCTTGTTCTCGGCAAAATTCTCGCGATCACGCTTTTCACGCCAGTCGGATTCGCTGTAAGGGACAGCCTCGCCGTCATAGAGCTTTTGCAGATACCGTATCCGCTGCAATTTTTGGATCGTCGCTTCGTACCCGCTAAGCTCAATACTCAGCTTAATGCCGAGAGCCGCTGCACGCTGCGTGTCTTCAATCGCTTTTTGCAGTTCCGCCGTGTCCTTCCCGCTAGTCTGCGCTTCCTTGGCAAGCTCATTGACGGCCCGCTGGAGAGTCTGCCAATCGCCGGTCTTGGCGGCTTCGGTTCGTAGATCGACAAGGCGTTGCTCAAATTCGTTCAGCGTATCAAATACGCTGTCGTCCATAAGATAGGCCATCCACGGAGCTTCCGCCGCGCTGGACATCTTGCCGAAATTAAGGGCACTGTTCATGCTCTCTTGCAGCTTGCCCATCTTAGCTTCGATATCAGTGACCGTAGATTCAGCTATCTTCGCGTAATTCTCGAGCGATCGAGCCGAAAGGTCTTGGCTCTTTGCGAGTGCTTCATTGATTTCAATAGAATTTCTTTGCGCAGTATCAAAAGATTTTTGCGCCTGAGTAACGGCATCGACCTTTTCGGCATACAAAACCAGACCGGCGACAACGCCACCAATAGCGATGCCCGCCAATACCCATGGATTAGCAGCTGCAAGAGTGAGCAGCGTTTTAAAAGCGGCGGAATAATCAAGCAGGGCTTTGGTTGCTCTCGGCACGAGCGAAATCATCGTGGCAAGCCCGGCACCAACGGCCAGTGCCTTAAAAATATCCTTGTATTTTGCCAGAGTATCAAAAGCCGTCTGCAAGCCGCCGACCGCCCCGCGCACGGCATTGATGCCAGCAACGGCGGCGTCGGAGTCGACAATGGAGCTTTTAAAAAGCGTCCATTCGGTCGAAAGGCGGTTGAGCGCCCCTTGCAGCCCCTGCGACGCGGCTTCGGCGGCGGCCCCGAAATCTTCCTGCATGACCTTTGCCAGCTTCGGGAAAAGGTCTTCGGCGGTGAGCTTGCCGTCCGCCATAAACTTATCCAGTTCCGCCGTGGTCATGTTCATGGCCTTGGCCGCGAGCTGGAACGCACCGGGGAGCCGTTCGCCGAGCTGCCCCCGCAGTTCTTCGGCCTGTACCTTGCCTTTGCTGATCATCTGGCCGAGCGCGATAAACGCGCCGTGCATGTCGTCTGTAGAGAGCGAGAGGGCGGCCCCGGCGGACGCCACGGCCTCAAAGATGCCGTTCATGTCCTTTTCGAGCGTGGTATCTTTGCCCGCAGCAAAGAACGTCTTGGCCGCTTCTGCGGTGCTCTGGAATTGCAACCCCAAGCGGTTGCTCACGTCATAGAGATAGGAAAGCTGCTGCTGCGCGGCGGACGACGAGCCGGTGATCGTGGTGTAGGCTTTCGAGAGGCGATCGGCTTGAAGCGCGGCTTCAAGGCACGCCTGCCCGCCGAAAGCCACGGCGGCGGCAAAGGCGAGGATGGCGGCTTTTGACAAACCGAGGCCGTTCGACAGTGTCGCCAGCGCCCCGCGCGTGTCGCCAAGCTCGGCGCGGAATTTGGCAAGCTGGAGCGTGGAAAGGTTGGCGTCCTGTGCAAGCTGCTGGAACGCCCGCTCGCGCTCAACCTGCTGCATGGCGCGGGCGAGCTTTTGCGCGTGAAGGCTCGACGTATTGAGCTTGACGCCCATTGCACCAAGGTCTGTCGCCATTTTGTCAAACTTCGTGCTGGCGGCGATCTTGGCGACAGAACCGAGACTTTCAGAAGCTTTCTTTGCCGAAGCACCGACGCCGGTAAATTTTTGCCCGGCGTCACCGGCGGCTTGGGCGGCTGCGTCAAGTCCGGTACCTGCTTTCTTCCCGGCGTCACCGACACCGGCAAGCCCCTGTGCGGCGACCCCGGCGGGCTGCGCCGTACCGCCGAGGTCCGTCTGGATCTTCTTCAAGGAAGCGTCGACGGCGGCAAGGTCGCGGGCCGCTTCCTGCGTGCCGTCCGCGCGTACTTCAATGCCTACCGTCGTTGTGCCGCCTGTCATTGCTTACCCTTGTTTTTGTTGTGTCTTTCCGTTTCTTTGGCGTAGGCGGCCAGAAAGGCCGCATCCATGCTGCGCAGCGTCAGAACTTCATATGGGGAGAGAGGGGCGGACGTGAGCCGTGCCCATGCTTCCATGTCCGACCATGACAACGCCGTGGGGCCGAAGCCGTTGTTGCCGCGTCCGCCGCAAAGTTCCTGAAAGAAGAACCAGAGATACAACCCGTCTTCGGGAATCGGTATTTCCTCGTCTTCAAGGGAGATATCGGGGTAGCCGAGCTCTTCCGGCGTCTTCCCCGTCTGCCTGCACGCCTCAAGGATATGATCGCGCTGAGACGCGCCGTCCGCGCCCGCCATGACTTGCGGTACCCATACGCGGACGGCTTCGCACAGCGCCTCGGTCAGTCCTGCAAATAGACCGAACGGTCGCTGACGAACTGGTCAACCTGCTCGCGCAGCCACGGGAACCGGGTGTACAGCATGATCGCGTTGTCGCGGCTACACGGAAGGGATGCGCCGTCAACAACGACGCCCTTCCAGCCGAGCGTGCAGGCGGCGAGGACTTCGATGCCTTCCGCCTCGAATTTCTCGGGATCAAGAGCCCGGTTGCGGAAACCCTTCGTATTGCTCAAGCGGCGCTTGGCGATTGTGGCCGTGGCCTTGCGGTGAATGGCGGAATCGGCACCGGCAAGGGTGATGAAAACGCCCACGGGCTCATTGGTGACGGGATCGAGCACTTCGAGCTCCGCCCCTTCTTCGGCCTTTTTAGCGACGTCGCGGGTGGTAAAGTCAAAGGGGGCGACAAGGGCGGTTTCGACGGCGGCGGATTCGGTGGCTTTGGTCATGGTTCTATCCTTATATAGAGGTGAAGGTTTACGCGCCGGGTTCGGCGGGCACGGTGCGGGTGATCTGGAAGTTGGTGCCGAGGGTCGCGTCAAGCGCGGCGGACCACGGGACATTAAGCTGGATCGGGCCTTCGGACTGCACGGAATCGTCCGCGCCGGTCAGCGTGATGGAAGGGATGAGGAACGTGTACGAATACTCGCCGCGCTCAAAGGTAAATTCCAGTTTCACGCGGGAATCGTTGATGAACATCCCGGGAAGGTTGCCGTCGACGTAGAACGCCGAGAGCGTCCCGGTAAGCGTGCTGCGGCCCCAGCTCACGGCCTTCGCCGAACGGTCGAAAATCGCGTACTGCGGCTCAATCCCGTTGGCGAGGGTCAGATCAATGCCGGTCACGACGGCGATCGCCTGATTGTCGATCTTGAGCGAACCCTTGAAGCTGTCGAACGGATCGGTTTCGCCCGCCGGGGTGGGGGACGCCGCGAGCGGCGTGGTGCCCCGCTCGCCGGAAAGCCCGATAATAGAGAGCGTGCCGGAAAGCATTTCATTGGGCTTTACCGAAAGCGAGAACTGATTGACGAAACAGCCGGTATACGTGGCGTACTGATTGATATTGGTAAACGCCCGCTCAAGCGTGAAGGCATGGACCGCGACACCGGCTTTCAGGACGTTTTCCGTCCAGTTTCCGGCAAGGGCCGCTTCAAGGAACGGGTCATATTCCTTTGCCCCGAACTCGAACGCGATATCCCCGGCGATCTTGTCCACGCCGGTACGGTGAAAAGGGATCTGGCGATCGTGGCGCAGGGCGTTCGACGTGAACGTGTCGCGGGTGAGCGTCAGCGAGCAGGAATTATGGTTGAGCTCGGTCATGGCGGGCGACGCGGGCGTCGTTCCCGGCGTCGTCTCCTTGACGTACCGGAGCCCGTGTTTCGCACCGGATGCGATGGTGCACATGGTCATGATGCTGTCCTTATCAGGCTTGGAAGGCGTAAAAGCCCACGTTGACCACGGCCCCGGTACGCTTGCCGTCGCAGGCGGGCGCGGATTTGCGGGGCGTGGTGATGGTGGCCGTGCCGGAATCAAACCGAATGTCTTCCCCGCGCGGGAACCGGCGGGCAATCTGATTGGCAAGGGTGGCGGCAAGCGCGTCTTCCCCGGCCTTGACCACCACCTTGATCTCGATCCGTCCATTGATCTGGGTGAGGCCGCTCATACCGAGCGTGGCCTGCTTCTGATTTTCGAAAACGACTTGCGCCCGCATGTGGCTGGCGTGGGGTGGGACAAACGGCTCGCCTTCCCAACCGAGAGGCAGGGCAAGGGCGCGGGCGGCGAGGCGGACCCGGTCTTTCAGGGTGTCATAGAGATTCATCGTTGGTCCTTTCGGTAAACACGAGTTGTTGTCGCCAGACGATCGTCCAGACGCTATAGTTGTTTTCGGCAAAAGCCTCGGCGTGTACCGCTTCAAGAGTCTGCACGACGGCGGGACTTACCGGGAGTCCGAAGGTTGCGCCGTGGATGCTGAGGGCCGCCGTTTCGGCTACCGCCAGCGCTTCGGCTTC